AGGCAAAAAAGGTGGAGCGTAGAAATGCCATTGAAAAAAGGAACCAGCCAGTCAACGATCAGCAAGAATATATCAAAACTAAGGTCGGAGGGGTATCCGCAGAGACAGGCAGTGGCGATAGCCCTGTCGTCAGCGAAAAAGCCAAAGAAAAAAAGCCAGCAAAGAAAAAAGCCAGCTCGACTAAAAAGAAAGTCGTAAAGAAGTGAAATCTAAGCAAAAAAAATTGCAAAAAGACAGCGTTTACTCTGATTACGATGAAGACGGTGACGGCATCGTTAGTGACGAAGAGCTTGCTCACGTTAAAGAAATAAAAAAGACAGAGACAGAGTTGCGTAAAAACCTAGCTCAATTGCGAATGGCTAGATATACGTTGATAGCTATGGGTGCGTTTACTCTTGCAATGTTTTTTGTGCCAATAGAGCGTGTAGAAGCGCTGTCAGATATAAGTAATTTATTTTATATTAGTGGAGCAGGTGTGGTTGGAGCCTATATGGGTACAACTGCTTGGATGAACAGAAAGTAACTTTAAAAGGTAAGGGCATGGAAAATCTTGTAATAGCCGCAATCTTGGCGGCGATGATACATGGTCACATTACAGGTGGCGAAAAACACGAAAAACAAGAAATCGTAAAAGATGATATAAACTGGGAGCTTGCGGGTAATTTCAGAACGGAAAGTACCCCCAACAATGTTCAGTGGGTAATCATCACCGATGAATGAAGTACATCATACCGTTGAAACCTTATTTATCATGGTTATTAGCATGTGGGGTTTTGATGGTTATGAGTGGCAATATATTGGTAATCAAGTTGCTCTACAACAGCCCATGACAGAGGCTCAGTGTGAATATTTGATAAATGAAGACATGTGGAGGGCTAGTTATCAAAATCAATATTATCGCATGATGGCGCATTGTTTTCCTACCGAATGTGAGGGAAAGGACAATTGTGAGTAATGCCAAAGTTAAGTGAAAACACAGAACTGGCAATGCCTATACGCAATCTTATTGCGTTACTCATAGCGGCAACAGTTGGCACATGGGCTTATTTTGGTGTTATTGAGCGATTAAATACGATAGAGAACAAACTTATATTGCAAGAGACAGATCTCGCCATGAACACAGAGTTCCGTATCAAATGGCCGCGTGGAGAAATGGGTAGTTTGCCAGCCGACTCAGAACAGTTTATGATGATCGAGCATTTAGCTAGTGAATTAGAAAAATTAGCAGAGAACATAGAATCTGGAAACGCACCACACGATCAGCAACAGAAACTGGTCTTGGAGTTTTACGACAGGCGGCTCACAAAGATTGAAGACAACATTGAGAAGTTGACTAACAAATGATTGAGATGACTTTTGTTTTGTTACTTATGATAGGTGAAGAGCGTGTTGAGTATACGCCTTATAAGAACCTGTCTGAGTGCCTGAATATACGGCGCAAGATAAAACGTAATGTTGGACACACGGCTGATTTCGAAAAGAAATGGTCATGCAAACAACTTAAAGTAAGGTTAGAAGCAGGAGAGATCTTAGAGATCCTGGAGGACGAATGATACAGTTTTTAGGACCAATAGCTAATCTTGCTGGCACATGGCTTGAGGGTAAGGTTGAGACAAAGAAGGCGGAAACAGGCGCAAAGGTAGCAAAGGCCAAAGCCGAAGCTGTTATCATGGAGAAAAAAGCTACGGGTGAGATTGACTGGGATCTCAAGATGGCTGACGCTTCTGCACATAGCTGGAAAGACGAGTGGCTAACAATTTTGTTCAGCATTCCGCTAATTTTAGCCTTCTGTGGAGATTGGGGTAGGCAAATAGTGTCAGAGGGTTTTGCTGCTCTTGAAGCCATGCCGCAGTATTACCAATATACGTTAGGAACAATTGTAGCCGCATCTTTTGGAACCCGCGCTGCAACTAAGTTTTTTGGGAAAAAATAATGGACGCAATAACACTTGCGGAATATTTATTAAAGAACATACGTCAAGACAAAGCTGATTATACACAGCGTCTGGCGGATGGTGCGATAGAGGATCTATCCGACTATCGGTTCATGGTGGGACAAATACGCGGCTTGACCCAGTGTGAAGATCATATAAAGGCCGCGATGAAAGGCATAGAGCTAGAGGATGGCTAAGAAACTATTCGTCCCTGAGAGGATGGCTAAAAAACCTGAGATCAAAGCAGTCCCAGAGGCAATAAAAAAAGGCTTTGATTCTACTGAAGATAAATCAAAAAATGAACAAGATCCGTCTGAGCTGGAGGTTTCTGTAATTGACAGATTACCAAACCCAGTAGGCTACAGACTGCTTGTTATCCCTTATTACATGAAGCAAAAGACTTCTGGAGGCATAATTATTCCAGAGTCCGTTCGTGACCGTGAAAATCACGCAACTGTTGCGGCTTATGTCGTTAAAATAGGCCCTGACGCATATACTGACGCGAATAAATTTCCTACAGGCGCTTGGTGTGAAGAAAAAACATGGGTGCTTATGGGTAGATATGCCGGAAATAGATTCAAAGTGGATGGTTTAGAAGTCAGGCTCATAAATGATGACAATGTAATAGCTACTATACTTGACCCAGCAGATATTTCATATGTATAGTGCGAATGGGAGATTAAAATGAACGAAACCGAATTGATGCAAAATCAAAACGAAGAAGAAACTGTATCTGTTGAGATTGAAGACTCTCAACCAACTTCTGAACCTGTTCAGCAAGAAGTCCAAGCATCTGATGATGAAACCAGTACAATTGTACAGGAAAGTGATCCAGAAGAGCTTGAGAATTACAGTGAAAATGTTCAAAAAAGAATTAATCAGCTAACCGCAAAGCGTAAGCAAGCCATTGAAGAGGCAGAAGCTGCTTATACCTACGCTCAACAAGCTCAAGCAGAAAATGCAGAATTAAAACAACGCATAGCTCAATTAGATCAAGGCTACATTAATGAATATGGTGGTCGAGTTGAAAGTCAGTCTCAAGCAGCGCAACGTATGTTGCAAGAGGCTTACGATGCTGGAGATATGGGCAAAGTCGCTGAAGCTCAGAAGATAATTGCAAAGCTTGCTATTGAAGAAGAGCGCATTCGTATTCAAAAGTCCCGTCAAGAAAGACAGGCTGCGGCAGAACAAAATCAACAAACTCAACAAGTTCAACAGATTCGTAACGATCAACAATATCAGAGGCAAGAACTTGATCCAAAGTTAAAGAGCTGGATGAGCAAAAATCCTTGGTTTGGAAATAATGGCGATCTTGTCATGACCCGTGGCGCGCAAGCCATACATGAGCAATTAGTCGCTAATGAGGGCTTTGATCCAAACTCAGATGAATATTATGGGGAAATTGATAAGCGTATGCGTATTGAGTTTCCACACAAGTTTCAGGAGAAACGGCAGAACGCCCGAGTCGTTGCTCCTGCGTCCAATGGACGGTCATCAATCAAAAGTGGGCGGAAAAATACGGTGGAGTTAACGCCGGGACAGGTGGCTTTTGCCAAAAAAATGAAAATCCCTCTTGAGCGGTATGCACAAGAGGTCGCAAAGTTGGAAAGGAAACAAGCGTAATGTCTGATCGTGCAAGCCGGGATTCGCAAACCCGTGAAAAACAAGCGAGAGTTGCTGATTGGAAGCCGCCTTCAACTTTGGAAGCACCAGAAGCCCCAATTGGCTACAAACACCGTTGGATCCGTGAGTCTGTCATGGGCTACGATGACCGTAATAACGTACATAAAAAGCGCAGAGAAGGATGGGAACTGGTTAAAGCTGAAGAACATCCTGATTTTGATGCTCCTGTACTGGATGAAGGAAAAAACGCTGGCGTGATTGGCGTAGGGGGTTTGGTTTTAGCGCGAATCCCTGAAGAGATCGTGGAACAAAGAGAAGCGCACTATAGAGCAGTGACGCAAAATCAAATGGAAGCTGTGGATCGTGATTGGATGCGTGAAAACAACACCGCGATGCCAAAGCAAAAACCTCAACGATCTTCCTCTGTGTCCTTTGGCGGCCCAAAGGGAGATAATAGTTAGTCAAGGAGACTAGATCATGGCGAATAAAGATGCCGCTTTCGGCATGCGCCCAGTAAAAAGAATAGGGGGAACTCCCTATACTGGTGGGCAAAGCCGTTATCGTATCGCCGCTAATTATGGAACAGCCATCTTCCAAGGTGATATGGTTGCTCAAGTAACAGGTGGTGGTATTGAAGTTCATGCTGATGGTGGGACTGTTCCTATTGTTGGTGTGTTCAATGGATGTCAGTTCACTGATCCAACAACAGGTGAGCAGAAGTTTTCAAACTTCTATCCTGCAAGCACTAATGCCTCTGACATTATTGCTTTTGTCATTGATGACCCTATGGTTATCTTTGAAATTCAGTGTAACGCTGCATTCCCTGTTGCTGACTTGTTCGGCAACTTTGACATTGTTTACACTTCCGCTGGAAGCACAACAACTGGCATCTCTGGTGCAGAGTTGAATGTGTCTGACGGTGCGACAACTGCAAACTTGTCAGTTAAGGTGATAGACATCTCTGAAGATCCAGAGAATAACGATGTGTCTTCTGATGCAACGAATGTCTATTGTGTCATTCAAAATCATGTCTTCGGCCAAAAAGCCGCTGGCTTGGCATAGGGAGGCTGAATAATGGCTATTTCTCGCGCACAACTAGCGAAAGAGCTAGAACCCGGCCTTAACGCTTTATTCGGAATGGAATATGATCGTTACGAAGCCGAGCATGCTGAAATCTACGACACCGAAGCTTCAGATCGTGCATTTGAAGAAGAGGTGATGCTCGTTGGTTTTGGTAATGCAAATACCAAAACAGAGGGTGCAGGAGTCGTATTTGATTCCGCATCAGAAGCTTTCACTGCACGTTATACGCACGAAACAATTGCTCTTGCGTTTGCGTTGACTGAGGAAGCAATGGAAGACAATTTGTATGACCGCCTCGGCGCTCGTTATACAAAGGCTCTTGCTCGTTCAATGGCACACACTAAGCAGGTAAAAGCCGCTGCAACGCTTAACAATGCGTTTGACAGTGGGTTTACTGGTGGTGACGGTAAGGAGCTTTGCGCTACTGATCATCCATTAGCTGGCGGCGGAACCTTCCGTAATGAGCCATCAACTGCTGCTGACCTCAACGAAACATCTCTTGAGAATGCCTTAATTGACATCTCAACATTCGTTGATGAGCGTAATATGATCATTGCCCTTCGTGGTATGAAGTTGATCATTCCTCCGCAGCTTCAGTTCATTGCTGATCGACTCATGGAGTCAACACTTCGTCCAGGCACAGCCGACAACGATGTGAATGCAATGCGTAACATGGGCATGCTTCCAGAGGGCTATGTCGTTAATCACTTCCTGACTGATACAGATGCTTTCTTTATCAAGACGGATACACCTAACGGCTTTAAGCACTTTGAGCGCACACCAATGTCAACTGGCATGGAAGCGGACTTTGACACAGGCAACATGCGGTTTAAAGCTCGTGAGCGTTATAGCTTCGGATTTTCTGACCCACGTTGTGTGTTTGGTTCACCAGGTGCATAAGCCCTAGTTAAAAGCTAGGATGAAGGGGCGGCTATTGCCGCCCTTTCTTTTTTGATGTATAGTTTTTTTATCCCTGACAGCCCAATGGGGGCTGACACTAGCCACGACAGGAGATAAACATGGCTACTACCACTTTTACTGGACCCGTCCGTTCCGAGGGCGGTTTTCAAGTTACCAATAAGAATGGCACTACTGGTGCAATCACTCAAACAGGCTACTCTGTAAATGCAACAGGACAGCTTATTTCTCTAGGCACTCGCAAAATTCAGACATTTGCAATAAGTTTAGCTGATACAAACGCAGCGTCAGTCACTTATACAGATGATGATGTGCTAGTTGAATTAGGTGAGTTAAATACAGATCATCCAGACGCTCTCGTCACAGCCACAAAGTTTTTTATTCATAAGGTAGTGATTGGTATTACAACCGCCGCTGCTAGTGATGCTAACTCTTTGGCTAATTTACAGTTAAGCGCAACTTCTGGCACTGCAACAAACGCAGCAATATCATCTGGGACAGAAATCGTAGGCGCTGGTGTCGCGTCATTCAACCCACGCATTTCTGCAACGGATTCAGTCACTGAGGTTGATATCAATCTTGATGACACTGCTGGAAACTTTCATGTGTTTGAACCAAACATTAGCGCAGCTATTGCAAGTAAGCACTTGTACATGTGTGCAGGGGATGCTTGTGATACAGCTTTGACAGCTTTTAGAGCTACTCTTGAAATAGAATATTCTGTTTACTAGAGGGAGATTAACATGGCGGATGCTGTAACATCACAGACGCTTGTTGATGGTGATAAAACTGCTGTATTAAAGTTCACCAATATTTCTGATGGCTCTGGAGAAAGTGCTGTTAAAAAAGTTGATGTATCTGCTTTGGCTACTAGCAGCTCTGGTCAGTCTTGCACTAGAGCCACAATAGAAAAAATTTGGTGGCAGTGTAATGGCATGAAGGTCAAAATATTATTTGATGCTTCAACTGACGATTTTTGTATTGAGTTAGGCGAAAATCAAAGCGGTCATCACGATTACACCAGTTTTGGTGGTTTAACTAATCCAGCAAGTTCTGGTGTTACAGGTGACATCATGTTCACAACTGTAGGCCACTCCTCTGCTGATACATATACCATCATCATGCAAGTGCAGAAGAGCTACTAATCATGGCTCGTAAGAGGGACAAACAACCTCCGAAGACGAAAAAGTATTTCCGCTCCACTAAATCTGGAGCGGGAATGACTAAGGCTGGTGTCGCTCGATATAGAAGAGAAAATCCAGGCAGTAAGTTAAAAACTGCTGTAACAGGTAAAGTTAAAAAGGGCAGTAAGGCAGCAAAGCGGCGTAAATCATTTTGCGCTAGATCTGCTGGGCAAATGAAAAAGTTTCCAAAAGCGGCAAAAGATCCGAATAGCCGTTTAAGACAGGCTCGTAGAAGATGGAAGTGTTAATGACCCCAGAAGAAGTGTTGCGTCAGTTAGAAAAGCATGAGGAGTCGTGTGATAAGCGTTACGCTGAAATCCAACGTCAGTTGGATAAGCTAGATATGCGTTTATGGGGCATTGCGGCTCTCATAGTAGCCACAGCGTTAGCTAATAGGTTTATCTAATGGTTATGAATAGAGCGCGGATGAGTAAGCAAATTACAAAGCCGCCAAGAAAAAAAGATCCAAAAGTAGGTACAGGCAAAAAACCTAAAGGCTCTGGTAGGAGATTATATACAGATGAAAATCCCAAAGATACTGTTAGAATTAAATTCGCGACTCCAGCAGACGCTAGATCTACTGTTGCAAGAGTTAAAAAAATTAAAAAACCGTTTGCTAGAAAGATTCAAATCCTGACTGTTGGCGAACAAAGAGCCAAGGTTATGGGCAAAAATGAGGTGGTAAATATTTTCAAGAAGGGCAAAGAGTCTTTACGAAGGAGCAGGAAAAATGCCTAAAGACGCTTGTTATCATAAGGTAAAGGCTCGCTACAGAGTTTTTCCTAGCGCTTATGCTTCAGGTGCCATTGCAAAGTGCCGCAAGGTAGGAGCGGCAAACTATGGCACTGGAGGCAAAAAGAAGAAGAAAGCCAAGAAAAAGGCTCTTGGCGGTGCAGTTACAATGAATGGTGGAGGGGCAGTTACCAAGGCAAAGCGTCCATCTAGCAATCCTAATATTGCTAGAGGGTGTGGTGCCATTATGAGTAACAAAAGAAAAGTTACTCAAAAATCATAGAGGTTTAAATGGAACCCGTATCAACAGCTTTGGCTGGCATAGCTCTATTCAAGTCGGCTGTTGATGGTATTAAAAGCGCCATTAATACGGCCAAAGATGTAGGAGAAATAGCCGGACATATAGACAATCTGTTTGAAGGCGAAAAGCAGGTACAGCAAAGACGGAACAAAAAGTCTGGTGTAGGAGTAGGAGATCAGTTTGGCATAAAGTCAGTAGCACAAGAGATCATAGATGCGAAACTGGCTAAAGAAGAGATGCAACAGATTGCCAGCATGGTGGACATGAGATTTGGACATGGAACTTGGTCCTCCATAGTGGCAGAGAGAGCAAAGCGTATACAACAGGCGAAAGAGGCCGCAGCCATTGCAAGAAAAGAGGCGGCAAGGAAGCAAAAGGAGCTAGAAGAAAATATAAAAGCCGCAGCTTTAATTTTTATCGTTATAGTTGTTGCTGTTGGTTTATTTGTTATTCTTATGATTTCTATAGCAAGGGCGATGGGTTTATAAATGGCGGTAAGGAAAACAAAAAGTGGGTTGGCGCTCAAGAGGTGGTTCAAAGAGGACTGGAAGGATCAGCGCACGGGGAAACCGTGTGGGCGTAGGAAGGGTGAAAAACGGGGTACTCCATATTGCCGCCCCACTAAAAGGATTAGTTCTAAAACCCCCAAAACAGCCAGCGAAATGACTGCTAAAGAAAAGAGTAGCAGAATAGCTCAAAAGAAAAGGCTTGGGCAACCAGCGGGTAAGCCAAGAAGGGTGAAATCATTAAAGAGACGGAAGAAATAAAGGACATTGTTGAAAACTGGATAATGAAGGATCTTAGTGTTGTAGATCCTGATTTTGGGTTTGCTCCATGCCCTTACGCTAAAAAAGCGTTTATAGACAATAAACTGTTGGTAATTGACTGTATTGACAGAGAAGATTTATGGCAAACGGTAGCTGCAAAGTGCAAAGATTTTAATGACAAATATTCAGTCATAATCTGTGCAGAGTCAGAACCATCTCAGAAGTATGAAGAGGTAGAGGCGGCCTGTATTGCAATGAATGAGTGGTTTGCGCTCAATGGAATGGATGTATGGTTACTTGCGTTTCAAACAAATTTTACGATGGTTTTTATACAAAGATTGTCAGAGTTAGATGACGCTAGTCAAAAGCTTGAAAAAATGGGATACTATGAAAATTATGATCCTCAGGATTATATAAATTTAATTTTGAACCGCCGAAATAGGAGATATGCAAATGGTAGGTGCAAAAAAGCAAGCTAAAAAAATGCGTGGTGGTGGCGCAACTATGCCTAAAAAAATGAGAGGTGGTGGCCCGACTAAAGCTCCCAAGCGCATGCGTGGTGGCGGTTCAACGATCCCTAAAAAAATGACGGGTGGCGGTGCTACAAAAGCAGTGTCCCCTCGCAAACGCATGGCTATGGGCATGATGCGTGGTGGCGGCGTGAAGAAAATGATGCGCGGCGGTAAGGCTAAGAGATAATGGCTGTATCTGGTTCCACTGATTTTGAGCTTGATGTAAGTGATTACATTGAAGAAGCTTTTGAGCGTTGTGGTTTACAAGTTCGTACTGGTTATGACTTAAAAACCGCAAAAAGATCACTTAATCTTATGTTTGCTGATTGGGCGAACAGAGGCTTAAATCAGTGGACCATTGTTCAAAGAACTCAAGCTTTGACTCAAGGCACATCTAGTTACACTTTGGCGGCTGATGTGATTGACGTATTGTCAATGGTTGTCAGAAGAAGTGACAACGATTTAGCAATGAGCAAGATTAGTAGAGACACATATCTAAATATTCCTACTAAATCTACACAATCTAGACCCACTCAGTTCTTCATTGATAGGCAGGTAACGCCTGTAATTAAAATATGGCCTACTCCAGAAAACAGCACAGATGTTCTTCATTACGATGCTTTAACGCGGATAGATGACGCAGACACTTTTGTTGACACGTTGGATGTCCCATTTCGCTTCTATCCTTGTCTAGCTGCTGGCTTGGCTTATTACATAGCGATAAAAAAAGCTCCAGATCGAGTCACTATGTTAAAAGCTATGTATGACGAAGAATTTTTTAGAGCGCAGTCAGAGGATCGTGATAGAGCTTCATTCAGTGTAAGTCCTAATCTTCAATTTTACAGAGTTAGATAATGGGCAAGTTTGCTGTTGGAAAAAATGCTTACGGTATATCTGACAGATCTGGATTCAGATACAGATTACGCGATATGCGTAAAGAGTGGAATGGATCACTCGTTGGTAAAGATGAGTATGAACCTAAACATCCACAGCTAGAGGTAAGGCGCAAGACTGTTGACGCACAAGCTTTAAGAGATCCAAGACCAGACAGATCAGAACTTGTAGATGTTACAGTCAGCTTTCCTATTTTTAATCTAGAAACTTTGTTGTTTGAAGCGCAGGTGCCACAAGCTCAAGGTCAAGTAGGCACAGTTACTTTTGGTGGAAATGTATTCACACCGACAAATGCAACAGTGTCAGGAGTCACTGGAACTATGACTCTGGGCAATGTAACCGCTTCTGGCACTGGAGCAACCATAGCCGCAACTTACACAGTGACAGTTGTCAGCACGGGTTACGGTAATAAGTATTATATTGATGGAGTGCAGCAAGCTACAGTTACTTTAAGTGAGGGTAGCACTTACAGATTTGATCAATCAGATAGCAGTAATTCAGGGCATCCATTAAGATTTTCTACAACGTCTAATGGCACTCACGGTGGAGGATCTCAATACACCACAGGTGTAACAACTAATGGTACGCCTGGGTCATCTGGTGCTTACACTCAAATAACAGTAGCTAGTGGCGCTCCTACTTTGTATTACTATTGCACGGTTCATAGCGGCATGGGCGGACAGGCGAACACACCATGAGTTACACATATACTCAATTAAAAACTTCAATAAAAGATTATACAGATAATGTTGAAACAATTTTTGTTTCTCATCTACCTGATTTCATTAAGACTGCGGAAGAACGTATTTTAAAAGAGGTTGATTTAGACTTTTTTCGTAAAAACGTGTCAGGCACCATGACCTCAGGAAACAAATTTTTAGCAGTGCCAAACGATTATTTAGCGTCTTTTAGTCTAAGTCTGACTAATTCCAGTTTGACAGAATTTTTATTGTTGAAAGACGTTAATTTTCTTCAGGAGTTTACTCCCAATCCAGCAACCACTGGCGTTCCCAAGTATTACGCTTTGTATGATTATCAAAATTTTATTCTAGCTCCCACTCCAAATGATAATTTTGCTACAGAATTGCATTACTATTATAGGCCAGCCAGCCTCACATCTAGTAAGATAACTCTAACTGTTAATAATGTAACAGGTGTTTTTGCAAGTGGAGAGACAATTACAGGCGGCACAAGCGGAGAAAGCACAACGATAAATTCCTTAACTTCAGCGACAGAGCTTGTAATTACTGTCCCCGTTGGAGATCTTACTGTTGGCGAAACAGTTACAGGAGCGACTAGCGGAGCTACTGGAATAGTTGTTTCAACGTCTGCCGACACCACAACCACTTGGATTAGTGAAAATGCTAAGAATACTCTGTTGTACGCTTGTCTGATTGAAGCTTACACCTTTATGAAAGGTGAGACAGATCTGTTACAGCTTTACATGGCTAGATATACAGAATCTGTGCAAAGATTGCAGAATTATGCGCGTGGAGTTGAAAATTCAGATGCTTATCGTGAGGGATTGGTAAGGGCAAATAAAACATGAAAATAGCAATAGTAGGGTTGGGGGGCAGCTATTCAGACTACATTGCAGCTAGAGTCGCTTCACAAGAATTTGATGAAATCTGGGGAATAAATTGTATAGGTGCTATCATACACGTTGACAGGACATTCATGATGGATCCTGTTACTAGATTTATACATACAGAGAATGCTGGTTCACAAACAGGTGTAGCAAGAGAATTTCTTGCTAAGAACACAGCGCCAATTTACTCCTGTATACAGCATGCAGATTACCCTCAGATTGAGCTGTATCCTCTAGAAGAAGTGGTGAAACATACAGGGGTTTGTTATTTCAACAATACTGTAGCATACGCTATGGCGTATGCCATATGGAAAAAAGCTAAACAAATTTGTTTGTATGGCATAGATTTTACATATAAGAATGTAAACATGGCAGAATCAGGCAGAGCGTGTGTAGAGTTCTGGTGTGCCATAGCCATATCCAAAGGCATTAAGATTGAAGTTGCACACAGATCAGGATTATTAGACACTAATGTCCCTGATAATGAAAAATTGTATGGGTATCATAGGTTGGAGGATCCGTTGGTTCAGACAGTTAAGGATGGAAGTCTTTTAATAACTAAACAATCCAGTATTGATCCACCTGAACCTGTTGAGAGTGAACCTATTATATTTGGGAGACACGATCATGTTTGACCTTAATGTTGGATCAGTGGGATCAGTCAACGTAATATCTTCAGATAATGGCGGATTATCTAATGATCAGATAGCAGACATGTTGGCCACTAAACTAATTTACATATCAGATGAAGCTCCAGATCCTATAAGGCTTCAAGCAGAGGCTTTTAGAGATCGAGTTAGAAATTTGGCTCAATATTATATAGAGTTGGCGAGAAAAGAAGAACGTGCTAGTATATGCAACAAAGTTCGTGAAGCTGGTCAATTGGAATTAGCAAAAGCTATTGGGAGACTATAATGGCAATCGCACAAGCAATGTGTACTGCATTTAAGCAAGAGCTTATGTTAGGCACACACAATTTCGCAACAAATGGCAACGCTTTTAAGCTTGCTCTTTATGCAGAGGGCAGCGGTGGCAAATCAAGCACCACTGCTACTTTGGGAGCCACTACCACAGCATTTACCACCACAGGTGAGGTCGCTTCTAGCGGCACATACGCAACAGGCGGTGGCACACTTACTAAAGTTGCTCCAACCACTTCTGGTACAACGGCTCTTACAGATTTTGCTGATCTTAGTTTTACCACAGCCACAATCACTGCAATGGGCGCTTTGATATATAACAGCACTAACAGCAATAAAGCTGTGGCTGTGTTAGATTTTAGTTCCAATAAAACATCTACTTCAGGAACATTTACTATTCAGTTCCCTACAGCAGATGCGAGTAACGCGATTATACGAATAGCCTGATGAGGTAGCCTATGTCGTTACAAGGATGGGGAAGAGGCGGCTGGGGTGAAGGCGCTTGGGGACAACCGATTCCTGTGTCTCCAACGGGAGTTGCTGGAACCACTGCTTTAGGTTCAATTGTAGCGCAGGGTGTACAAGAGGTTGCTGTAACAGGGGTTTCAGCTACGGGATCGGTTGGAACAGTAACGGCTTTAGCGGGAGCAACTTTTGCTGTAACGGGAAATGCTGGCACATCAGCGGTTGGAACCGTAACGACTTTAGGAATTATATCCTTTGCCGTAACAGGGGTGTCAGCTACAGCGTCCGCAGGTACAGGAACAAGCGCACCTATTTTATCTTTAGGATTTTCTGTAACAGGAGTATCGGCAAGAGGTTCAGTTGGAGATGAAAGAGTGTATAGACCAATTGTTCCTTCACAAACACCTAATTGGACGGAAATAGCAGCGTAAGGAAGACAGAAAAATGGCAAGCACCTATGTAAATGATTTAAGACTTAATGAGCTAGGTACTGGCGATGGTTCTGGTACTTGGGGAACTACAACCAACACTAATCTTGAGCTTATTGGCGAGGCACTTGGATTTGGCACAGAGGCCATAACCACTAACGCTAATACTCATACAAGTACAATAGCTGATGGATCAACTGACCCAGCTAGATCAATGTACATTAAGTATACTGGTGCTTTAGATTCCGACTGCACCATCACCATTGATCCCAACACGATTAGTCGAGTTCACATTATTGAAAACGCCACGACAGATAGTGGATCTAGTGGACCATACAACATCATCATTAAGCAAGGTTCAGGCTCAACTGTAACTATACCTAATGGCAACACCGCTATGGTTTATCTTGACGGTGCTGGTAGTGGTGCAAAAGTTGTAAACGCCTTAACTAATCTTAATGCAAGTTACGGCAATCTTTCTATCGGTCAAGATGCGGATGCGGATGATCTAACAGGTGACAGTGCTGTGGGTCGTTTAACTATAGGCGCAGGTGAAGATCTGAACTTGTATCACGGTGGCACTAACTCTTACATCGTCAATGACACGGGTGATCTAATTATAGATACTGCTGGGGACATTCAACTTGACGCTGCTGGCAACGATTTTAAGTTTTTAGCTGGCGGCACAGAAATATTAAACATTACCAACTCCTCAAGTGATGTTGTGATTAAGCCTGTTGTGGATGCAAAAGATATTATATTTCAGCAGCGAGATGGCACTGCTGTTATGACTGTGGAAGATAACGTGTCTCTGGCTATTAATAATGATGTAACTGTTGCAGGGAGAGCGGTAGGTACAATAACGACTGTTAGTTTAGGGACAGGATCTAGCCCAGACACGGCTGAGTGCAATATGGCGGCTAGTAATGATTTTTCTATTACTGTGCAAAGTGACGGATGTTTATTGTCTTTCGCTGGTGAGACGGCTGGTCAATCAGGCAACATCCATTTGAGCAATGCTAACGGTCAAACGATTACAGTTGGTCCCGAAGTGGCTATAAACGCTACAGCTCTAACTGCGATAGCTACTGCTGGCGTTTATCAATTGTCTTATTACTGTATAGGCACAGGTAATAATGAAGTATTAGTTACGGTTTCTGGAGCTTTGACCTAATGAGTTTAGTTAAGTCAAATGGTGGAGGACTTGGCGGATCTGGCTCTCCTGGCGGTGCGCTAGGTTCGTTTTACGGTCATACCCTTGACCAGTCTTTGCGCTTTAATCGTTCTGATAATACAAAATTACATCTGGACCCCACTGGCTCACCGACTGGAGTAACTAAATGCACTATTTCAGTATGGTTTAAGCGTAGTACTCTAGGGAGTTCGCAGTATATTTTTAGTGGTGAAACAGGCAATGTTGCTTACGACATTCTAAATATCGGTAGCAATGACAAAATCCAAATTTTAATGCAAAACCCAAATTCTTACGGACTTAGAACAGATGCGGTTTTCAGGGATCTTAATGCTTGGTATCATTTAGTTTGTGAATTAGATACCACATTGAGTACAGCCGCAGATAGAGTAAAGATATATGTTAATGGCGATCTGCAAACCTTAACAAGCGTTTACGGTAATTATCCACAGGATCACAGTTGGTATTGGAGTAGGTCTGGAGCTAGCCAAAATATAGGCAGATCAGAAAATTATAGTAACTCTTTTGATGGTTATCTTGCTGAATTTAATTTTATTGATGGACAGGCTTTAGATCCCACCAGCTTCGGTGAAACGAAAGATGGTGTATGGATTCCAAAAGAATACAGCGGTAGTCATGGTAATAACGGTTTTTATTTGCCTTTTACTAAAGACTCATCTTCTGGTGCATCTGCTTTCTTTTCTGACTCTGGAAACTCGTATGTAGAATTTTCTAACGCAACTCATTACGATATTGGCTCAAGTGATGACTTCACGATAGAGTGTTTCTTTAATATGACAGCTACAGGTGTGGCTGATTACTCTTACTTCCTTGGTAAATATCAAAGCAGCAGCGATTCTTTTGCTATTCAATATTCAAACAGTGCTAATGCGTTTTATTTTTATTATGACACCCCTAGCTTTGGTTCTTTTGGTTTTACATTTTCATCAGGAGATGTTGTAGCTGGTAAATGGCATCATCTTGCTATCAATAGAGCCTCTGGAAACCTTGATGCTTTTCTTGATGGCACTAGACTTGGTGGAAATCAGACCTCTAACACAACCTCATGGACTGCTCAAAGTGCTTTTAGAATTGGTCTGGCTCAGACTAATGGTAGCAATGCTTTTGACGGGTATATAAGTAATGTGCGTATGGTTGTAGGTTCTGCCGTTTATTCTTCTGGCTCATCAATAACAGTGCCTACATCTACACTTACAGCAGTTACTAATACTAAACTTTTGGCTTTGACAACATCAACAATGACTGCTGACGGAAGTTCAAATAATGTAACTGGAACCCTCTCTGGCTCTGGTTATTTTGGTACGTCAGGATATTCTCCTTTTGCTACTTATAATTTCAATGATGATAATAGTGGCAATACTAACACTTTTATTGCCACCAATTTATTTCCTAGAGATGTCGTGCCAGACAGCCCGACTAATAATTATGCGCTTGTCAATCCTCTTGCCGTTAATACGTCAATAACTGCTTGGTCAGTCAGTAAGAATAATTCCAAAATACAATCAAGCACTAATAATAACCAAATTAGAGGCAACTTCTTGATGCAAT